TCTAAAGCAGTAACTGTAATTACTGAACCTACAATTCCACCAGTTGTTGTTCCATTCATAGAAAGAACATCATTTGCTGCTGCTGGGAAGAAAGCTTTTTTAGCTCCATCATCCACAGCAATCATAGCTGCACCTGTGAATTTATCCACACCATCAGTTATGATTTGAACATCAGTTGCTAGTATATCTATGTAAAACATAAATGTAGCCCCAACGTTATTTAGGTTATTGTAGTCAGTTAATCCTGCTACAGCTGCATTTGCATTAGTGTTAATGCTTGGTAACTTGTAGATACCATCTGCGTCTTGTGAAATTAAAATTCTTCCAGCATGGTCGTTAACGGTTAAAGCTAAACCGCTTGCACCTAAGCCAGTAGAATTAATTGCTTTTGTT